ACCTTCATGAACAAATCCTAACCGTGATAAGAAAGTCGGGTTACTGTAACCATCTATCAACCAGCTTGTACATCTAGGCAGCCACAACTCTTCAAATATGTAATTAAAGACTGTCTTGTAAATCTTCTTAGTCATCCAGCGGCCATGATACTCAGGTAATACTGAACAATGTACCGCTATGTCCATGTAAGGTATGTGATTCATTAGTATTATATAACCAACAACTTTACCATTGTGAACAACTATCCAACCAGAACATGAACTAAAGAAATCGTTATGTTCTTTTATTGAACGCCTAATCCACGAATCTGTAATATTACAGATGTCGTAGAGTGTTGGATAATGATTAGCTGTTAGTTGTTGGAGAGTCATAATTTTGAGAAAAGCATAACCCCAGAACTCGCCGTACCCGACGTTCCTGGGTTATTTGAGAAAAAAGTAGCATTTGTCCATGCCCGATAAGCCACAATACCATTAGAACCGTTTCCACGAAGCATATTAGGACCCCATGCTGTATAATACATATCTCCGTATGGGTTTTGTCTTGTGTAGTAATACATGTTCCAAATCCCGTGGTGGTGCATCGGTGACGTAAAATAATCAAAATTACCTAATGGTCCAGTACCCCCACCACTACCTATAAAACCAGCAGGCAGGCTTATACCACCTTTATTAACAAGTTGTTGAGGTCTTCTTGAATCATAAATTATTTCAGTACCATTTGAACCAAATACCTGCATTCCGTAGTTGTCATTTGGGTCTATTATGCCCGTTGTTTCCGGGTAGGCTAATGCTAGTAATGCTGATTGTCCCCAATTCATAACAAGTATAGCTTGAGTCATCTGATAAGAGTTGTAATAACTACCCCAAAGACCTATACCAGAATGGCTTGGATCATTCTTTGCCAGTAATAATGGCATTTGTGATGTCTTTGGTGATGTTGGTATATTTACATAAGCTAAGCCGACTTGGATAACATCATTTGGGTGTGCGTAGTATGGTCCTTGTGAAGGGCTTACCCAAAACTCTGAAGATATATAGTAACTATTATGCAAAGATGGTACTGCAACCGTACCATTAGCGTTATATATCCGTAAGTTATACTCGTCACTCATTGGTGGATGATAGCTATATACATAGCTGCTCCCGTACCACCGGACCATGAAACCAAATCATTATTAACAGATACAGATGGGCTATAAATACTTCCGTTTGGCCATTTTAGTATTTCACCTTGGGATGGGTGACCAATAATAGTTGAACCTGCTGTTCCCCAACCAGATATTCCAGGAATATAATGAGAACCACTCCCTGAAATCAACAACGAATAGAATCCAGGAATAGCGTCAACTTCAGAGAAGTTAGCTTTTAAAGATCCGTTTGAATTATATACAGAAGCCCCAAAGCTCATGACAATAACCCTAGTTTAACACGTACTACGCCATTATCGTCATACACATATAATGTTTTACCTTGTAGCTTTATTCCACCGTTACCTGCCATGCCCACAGTCGGAGTTGTTCTAATAATACTACCAGTAAGTGTTGCGGCTGTCATTTCTACAGAAGCACTAATTGTACCTGCTTGTATTTTATCCGCTTTTAATGAGCCTATTTTAGCATCTGCTATGGAAGCATCTTTAATAACAGCCGTGTCTATCACAACACCTTCAATAGAATCAACTATGAACGGGAATTTATCAACACCCTGTTCGTCAATGGATTTTATACCGAACGTTTGTGCGGAAAACACAAGCTCTGTTCCAGACATTGCTGGGGTTACTCCATCTAAAGCATCTGAAAATTTATTTAATAAATATTCTGGATCAACCGATGTTTTACCAATAGTACCTAAAACAGCATTAAATGGTCCTTTAACACCAGACCTATTAACAGCACGAACCCAATAATAAAAAGTTTGTTCTGCTGTAGAATCAGGTGGTGTATCTGTGTAAACACTACTTAAAGTAGTTCCAGCCATTATCGCAAATGTAAATATTTCAGAGACTGAACGATAAACTTCAACATGGTCAAACGATGGATAATTCGGTTGGTCCCACGCTAAGAATACACTATTAAATCCATCTGTTACAGCAAAATTGGTTAGTATCGGGGGTACGCTAAAATCAAGGGCACCATTAGGTAAATTTTGGGCGAGTATTGAAATAACCTGTGCTGCATCAATACTACCACCGGCAGCACCCTCATTGATAGCATTAAACCATGCCAACCATGCAGGAGTCATTGACCCATTTTGGTACATAGGGGTATTGTATGGAGCAGGGCTATTTGTAGCCATTATAAGCCACCCTCAATAACTGCACCCGTAATAACTTTTTTGACTGGACTGGATATTCGCAACCTATAAACCCGGTCATGGGCAAAACCAATCCTGCGCCACACCATACGAGCACCATACTCACCGGTTTTGCCCATTGAACAAGGGTATTCATTTGACCAACTATGACCTGAATCATTTGACCATGACAAAAATGCTTCTGGATTAGAACCAACAGATTCTGTTACTACAAAAGATCCGGCTTTCCACGTGCCGTCAGCTTTCCTTGAACCATCAGCTTTAATTCCGGGAGCATTGGTATTGTTGAATACTGACGTATCGCCTACACCAGTTTCACCTGTTACCTGCATCTTTGAAATAAATATATTTTTAGCGTCGTCTTTATCAGAAACTATTTGTGATGTTCTTGAACTTACAATAGATTCACCGTTGTCTGTATAATACTCAGTCGACATCTCATAGATATTACCAGTTCTATAATCACCAACTAAATGAACACCATTATAATTAACATAACACGACGATAAATGTCTATTTTGGGTAATGGGTAAGCTTGAATTTATAATAGGTGTTCCGCTAACGTCAAACGAAACTTGGTCCTTTTTTGTATAGGTTGATCTTTCATGCCACATTTTGGATGAAGAGTCATATACAAAAGTCACGTTATCGGTAGGGAACGTGAGTACATAAAACATATGACCTTCGTCAGCATAACAATACGCTTCAGCGTCAGTTAATGTGTACTTACTCATTTCATGTGTTATGGATACTGGTGTTATTACTTCTGGGGTGTACCCATTTAACTCCACAACACCAACAAAAGCACCGCTGCCAGAGTTCATCCTTTGTGCTGCCAAGAAGTACAAGGCGTTATTCCCACGAGCCACTGATTTGGGAGCCATTGTACCGAAGTCCATGACAGCACCATTGACCCTTGCAAAAGGGGAGCCGTCTATGGTTGCAGTACCTGTATTGTACCAGACCTCTGTGGCATACTCTTTTATTATAAATAGTTGTTGATGAAGATTCACTACCTTTTGAATGTTATCTGGGGTTGCTATAGCTGCTGCAATGGCTAACCCGTTGTATGTAATTCCGTCATAAAGTTCACTGGTAGTTATACCCATATTACCAGATGAGACAATAAAGTATCCATCCATATAAGCGACTGTTTTTACTGGGGTTGGGAAGTTTTCACTTGGGTGCTGGATTATTGTATTGGACAGGTAATCGTATACATACCCATAAATGTCGTCCAAAATTGTAAGTTGATTACCACCAACACCATAAGCAGCAATCCCGTTGTCTTCTATAGTAACTGTACCTGTACGGGTATTAAGATTACCAATTAACGTAGCTGTTTTGTTTTTGTCTATCCTATAAAAACCACTACCCGATACAGCAAATAAATAATCCCCAAATTTGTACAAAGCCCGAATTGGGCTATCTGATACTCTTTTCCATAAACTAGTTCCCGGAGATCCTATTAAAGCAACAACAGATTCTGGGTTAGAAATTTCAGGGAAGAAGTTTACTGAACGCGAAGCAGATATATTTTTGGATCGACCAGCATATGTAGGTCCGACGAAAGGAATTTGCATTTGTCAACCTCTAATATCCGTCGGTATAGACATTATATTTTGAGTTGCATGAAAAGTCCGACTTTGCAATTATTCTTGTTGAGTTAGTTTGCTTTATATTCTGTATTGCGTTCGAAGCAATAGCTACGATGTCAGCTGGGATTTCACCTGACGCGTGGTATCTACGAAATAGTCTTGCTGCTAGGTTATAAATAAGAGCCTCATAGTACATTGGCTCAAACATAACTTCATCTGTGAGATTAGTGAACTCGTTAAGATTAACATAGACTTTACAGATAAGTGTACAGTCCTGATTAGGAACAGGATAAAGAGTAATAGTCCCCAAATGTTGGATTTGTTGGCTCTCGCCGGGATTATAGATTACATACTCTGGTGATGACGAAATTGTTTTTATTGACAAATCATCATACTGTTGATTAGTTAGTACCTTTACCTCCGAATCAATCCCTGCCGAATCACGTATAAACCCAGATATTAATGATATTGGTTTTTTGGAGGTTATATCCCCGCCCAAGTTACCAATAGTATATGATGCTTTACCAGAAGTTATAGGTATAGTTAAAGTTGATGTTGAACGTAATAATAGTTGTTGTGAAGACCAACGATCAAGCATAATGTTAGCAATGCGTAATGCAGTAAGCATTTCTGAAGATGATGGTGTTTCATCAATCTCAGTGGCTCCTATTAAGCCCATCGCATCTTTTAACATATCTTGAACTAGGAGTATCATTTTTTCTTCTCCGCTATTTTAACTGGGGGCTTAACAGTAGTTTTTGTTAGTTGGACTTCTTCTTCCCATTCTTCAAGTACTTCTGGTTCTACCTTAACTTGTTCATAAATACCGGTTAGTGGATCAACTCGTAACATATATCCGTCTTCCATGAGACTGTACCTACCTTTTTATAAATATAGGGGTAGGTATTACCATACCCCTATTGTTAAAAACTAGCCAGCGATACGAGCAGCTAGCTCAGGCCGCAGGGTTGCCCACCCACCAAGTACGTCAATACGGCAGATGAACAGGTCGGAACTTATGTCGTAATCACGTACGATACGCATTGAGATTCCGTCGTAGGATTGTGCATTAGCAAAGTCACAACCTTTAGGGACTTCCATGTCAGCAGTACCCAGAGTAAACGCATCTTTGTGGTATGCGAGGTTCTGAGGAGTTGCTGTGCTAGCAACACCAACGAAGGTAACAGCTGCGTTGACTTGTGGAAGTGCAGTAATAGTACCGTCAGCAACGGTAGTACCGTTTGCTACCTTCAGAGAAGGGTAGATATTAACGGTGTCGGCGGTACCCGTAAGAGTCTTGTCGGCGGTAACAACAAACTGCTGAAGAAGACCGGTGGACTGCTGGTTCTCAGGGTTAACACCGTAAACACCGGCGATAGTAAACACGTCGCCAGCTACAACAGTACCCGTACCAGTCTTAGTAACAATTGAAGTATCACCTTCAACACCAATTGAACTAATTACCACTGATGCTGAAGCAACACGAGTACCACAAGTCATAGCACGAACGTTTTGATCCATCAGGAAGTCAAAACCCAGTGCATTACCCATCAGGCCGTTTTTGTACTGTTCGGCAATAATGTTCTGTGGATTAAACAGACCAGTAAGAGCACCGATGGATTGTGCTTGAGCGGCAGGGTTAAGAACAACACTACGACGCCCATCACGAGGACAAGCACTGTTATCAAGAACCATACCTGCATTCAAATAAACTTGAGGGGCGTTATACTGGGCCAGACCTACTGCAGTACCACCAGTTGTTCCTGGGGTGGTTCCGGGAGTACCAACTACGTTGAATACAGGACCTGCACCAGTTGCAGAGTTACCGTCAGCATACTTACCGGTAATAGCCATTGCCAGACCATCCATATCAATCGTGGAAGCCAGTTTAGCCATTGCAGGTACAATATAACGGTCAGAGAATTTGTCAATATCCAGAGTCAATTCAGTTGAACTAAAGCTCATAGGAACTACCCATTGACGGTTAAGGGTCAACGGAACTTTGGATTCAGTAGTACCTTGTGGGGTAATACTTGGGCCTTGCTGAACAGCATAACGGTTAGGGTTACGCACGTTAATGGTGTTACCTACTTTAGCTCCGTCTTTAGCAAATTCGGAACTATATTCGCGGGAAACACCTTTGGTGAAGGTCAAACTGTTGTGAAGAATCCGAAGAGATTCCTTCAGCAAAACGCTGGAATTAAGAAGAGTGTTACTCATTGGTTAAATCCTTTCATCGCCCATATTGGGCTTTATTTCGTCGTGCGAAAAATTGATCCATTGGTAAGTCTGCTTCATCAACTATTGGTGAACCAGACGGGGTCACTGTTTGTATTGGTGCTGGTGCTTGGCTAATCTTCTTAGGTGGCTCGGCTTGAGGTTTGTACCGGAGTTGAGCTTCCACCGCTCCTAATTCACGTGCTGCATAAATAGGAGGTAATTGTGCTATGCGAAGTGCTTCATGACGGTTGTTGTGTAACCACTTAATCATTTCAGGGGCTACTTCTGATGTTTGAATAATTGGTAGCATACCTTCACTTATAGGTAGAGTGCGATCATTAGCAATCTCATAAATAGAAGGATCAGTTTTTGCAGCATTATCCAAACGGTCTTTAAAGGTAGATAGTACCTTTGCTTCCTCCTTTTGCTTTTCAATCTTGAAAAACTCTTGGCGCATACGATACTGTGCTACTTCAATAATATAGTTTTCTTTAGCCTTTTCAAAAGCCTCAAAACTATCAAAACTATTTGAATCAGGTTCTACTGGGGCGGAACTGTCAACATTAACAGCGGGTGCTGGATGGAGGTTTTGTTCTTGTTTAACTGGGTTTTTAGCCTCAGCTACCCCTCTCCAATAAGCAGCATCTTGTTCAGCTTGTTGACGTTTTTTGCGTTGAGCAATAAGCTCTTTTACAGCTTTACTTTGTTCTGGGGTTTCTTCTTGTACTTGGGTTTCTGTAGCAGGTGCCGAGTCTGCTTGTTCTACGGCTGGTTGTTCTTGTTGTACTTGGGTTTCTGTAGGTGCCGAATCCACTGTAACGGCAGTCACATCTTGTGATGTGGTTTCTTGCTGACTCATGGTCATTTTCTCCTTATAGTTGTGTCTTGCCTTCTACTATCGCTTTACATTTGGGACATTTTATTTCATAACTGCCCTTTATTCTTCCCAGTAATCGTCCGCATTTACAGCGTATATCTTTCAATCCAGTAATCATAATTGTATTATTACACAAATTCACGTACATTGTAAATTATTATTTATAATGGTTACTAAAAACATATGGGGCGGCTCTTAAAATTACTTCCATTATTTGTCTATTGGCCTCTTGTATTCGGCGTTGATTATGTTGGTTTCCGTAGATCCCGAGTTGTTGTGTTGGTTGCTCTACTACAACACCTGCATTACCCCACGAATTACCCCACGCTATTCCGAATGACGTTCCCCATGCTGGAGCCATCTACGGACCCCAAGGATCTTGCTCTGAACCTGTGCCGCTAATTGTCTGGCCTTTAATGGCAACAGTGTTGACAGGTATAGTAGTAGTCTGCAATGCCGCTACAACCGCTGCTGCTATACTATCTGCTGTTGGTCCAGATACTCCGCTTGTAACCATTGTCGAGGTCAAGGTTGATCTGTTTATAATAAGATCTGTTGCCTGTGCCGTGTGATTCACCATAACCGGAGAGTTTGGGTCTGAACCAAAGAACGAACCCTCAATCATAACAGTACATGGATTGACTTGTGGTGGTACACCCATCCAGCCAAGATCATTTCTCATAAACAAGTACGGTCCTACAAACTCAGTTGCTGACAGAGGGACCATCAGAGAATCTAAAGCTGGTGAATACTTGAGGTTATCATCAAGCACCATCCAGTCACACCACTCTGTCCATAGCTCTGTAACAGAAAAGGAGGAGACACCATTTATCACAGTGTCGTCCTTCATAATTATTCTCTTGTTTGGTCCGTCAAACTCGAACTTAGCCACAAGATCCCCTTACGCAGC